AAGCCTTAAGTAGAACTTATTTGGTGAAATCCTTAGGTTGAATATTTAATTGGGACGGTAGCTCAGTTGGTAGAGTACTTCTGCAATTAGCGGAGGAGGTCGCTGGTTCAAATCTAGCCTGTCCCACAAAAGATAAAAAAGAAGAGAACCAGTAGTTTGCGGCTTAATAACTATAAAACTAGAATACGTCAAGCTTAATTTTATCTTTTAATAAACGCGTGGTAGCTCAGTCCGGTTAGAGCACATGTCTGATAATGCTCGTAAGTTTGTATCGCCGGCCAGTGGTACATAATGTAACGATAGGAAGCAGAGACAAAAAGTATTGGATGTAGTCGACGACGGAAGGTATGAATATGTTAAAGTGAAATGTCTAGAGCGATACATGAGGTCGCAAGTTCGAATCTTGGTCACGCGACAAAATTTGCTATACTAGAGATGTATAGTTTGTGGAGAATGCCCACACAAATTAAAAAATTACTGGTTATGGTTTAGTCCATTATGAAGAATAGGTTAAAAGCTCCGTCAACCAGATGAGTATTAGCACTTTGTGCACACCAGATAAATAGCGGTAATCGTCTACTGGGTTTGGGACTAAAAGAAATCTATGAAGTGATGAAGACCACTCGGTGGTTGGAGTTGTGGAGATGGAAGTTAGAAAGAATAACGAGAAGAAATTAAAAATAGTTATGATTAGGTAGAAGATGCTCATCAGATTTAGCGAAAGCACTGAATGATGCCTTAAAGAAGTTATCTAATTGTAATTATTTAAATTATTCCTAGTGTTTGCAGTTCCTCTATTAAACGAATTGTGGTTTTAAGATAATTGAGCCCATCAATTAACAGTTTTTAATAATTTTGACTAGACTAAAAATTATCAAGGGTTCTTGTATAATGTTCGCGGCATTTAGAGCTAACGAAAAATCTTCTCTATAACTAAGGAATTACAGTTATATGAGAAGATTTTTTTTTATCATTTTTTTTTATTATATTTGTAATATGAAAACAAATAGAACAACACCAAATTGGTTATCATATATGATGTGGAGCATCGTTGCTGATCATGTTCGAGAATTAACAATTATCGATATTAAAATTTTAGAACCAAGTGCTGGCGAAGGCGGATTACTTAAACCGTCTTGGGAATCAGAATGGTTATTTAATAATGCAGATATTACTTGTGTAGAATTAAATAAAGAAAAATGCGAAATATTAAAACAACACGAAAAACAATTAAATGTTATTCATGCTGATTTTCTTAATTATAATTTTACAGATAAATATGATGTAATTATTGCCGCACCACCATTCAATAATAATGTTGATGTTGATCACATTCAGAAAATGTTTTCATTATTGAATCCAAACGGTATTATTGTATCTCTTACTACACCATATTGGATGACTAATAATGAGTCACATCAAGTAGAATTCAGAAAATGGCTTGATGGTGAATATCATTCATTTAAAATGTTACCTGATATGACATTTATTGAGAAAAGCAAAACAGTTCCAACAGGAATATTAATAATTAAAAAATAACGTAATATATCATTTATTTTTATTATATTTGTTGTATGAAATTTAAATATTGTAAACGTTGTTGCACAATGACTTATTTTAAAAATGATCGTTGTATAATCTGTAAAAAATAAAATATAATGTCACAAGAAGAACAAGATCGATTATTAAAAGCATTTTGTGAATATGCTGTACGAGAATCAAAAGCTATAACATTTATGGATTATATTCCAATTATCGTTGTAGTTGTTGGATTAATTACAACAATTTGTTTAATTATAAATATATAAAAATTCTATAATATGATAGTTTATAAAATATTTCATATTCCTACTGGAAAATACATTATGTCTATGATGGATAAATATAATGTTAAACGTTATCCAAGAAATGCTAAAATTGAATTAGGAAAGAAAGGAAAGAATTGGCAAACAAAAAACGGTGTAATTGATGCATTCAATGAAGCATTGTCAGCAAATTGTACTTGTAGTGTTGTTCCATATACATTAGAACAGTTTGAAATTCATGAATTAACTTTACAAATAACTGATCGTATAACACCATAAATATTTAAGCAATGAAACCTTTTTGGAAAACAAAAAATATTCAAGTTCGTTGGAATGAACCATTAGGTGTTCCAGAATGTCCATATGCTTATCGCTGGGTGTTTATTTTCTTTGGATATAGTATTCGTATACACAGATGGTTTAGATCCGATGACAAACGTTATATGCACGATCATTCGTGGGATTTTAGAACATTTGTATTACGTGGAAGTTATGTAGATGTTTCTGAAAATGAAAATGGTGAAATTATTAGAGAAAAAGTAACATCTACTGCATTTAGAAAAGCAACTCATAAACATTATGTTGAAATTCCAGAATCTGGAGCACTAACATTATTATTTTGTTCAAGACCATATAGAAAATGGGGGTTTTGGGATAAAGGTAAATTTAGAAGACCTTTACGTTTCTTTTCAAGATATGGACATCCGCCTTGTTCTGATCAATAATTTTTTTACAAAATATTTTTTTATTTAAAAAGTTTTATTATATTTGCTCTGTTCAATTAATAAAACTAAAAGATATGGCAGCAAATAAAATGAAAATCGGAACTTTGACAGTAGAAGCTATTTTGAAAATGGAAGCTAAAATCCGTCGTGATGAAGAAATTCAAACTGGTATGCGTATTAATCATCACCGAGTTGAAAAGAGCAAAAAAACATATAATCGTAAAGACAAGCATAAAATGAAATATGCAGCATAAAAAAGAGGATCAATTTAGATCCTCTTTTTTGTTTGATATGAAATATATTTCTCCATCTGTTTCATCAAATTCAATTTCTGACTTATACTCAGAGATTAAATCTGCTAATAGACGTTCTTGATGTTTTTTATTTAAATCACCAATTGGTATAATAAATGTTTTTTTTTCATGACTTTCTAATTTGCTAGGAAACCAATAATTATCATAAACATTTTCATTAATGTACATATTACTATTAATTGTATATGACATATCTGGATGAAAAAAATCGTATATACGTATTTTAATTAAATTATACGTCATTCTTATTTTATTGAGCATTAAATAATCTTTCATTTTTTTTTAATTTTTTCAATTTGTAATTATTGAATTTTCCAAACATTTCATCAAAATGAATTAATGCTTTTTCTTTTTTCAATTCTTTAATAGATTTTATAAACATATCTCCAGATTTTACTGGTGCAACTGTATCTAAAATTTCACTTTTCCAAAAATCATATTTAAATACATAACCCTCTAATACTGGTTCTGATTTTTCCCATGAACATACAGCATAAAAATCTGTTTCTTTTCTGTTTTTAGATATTTTTAAATTTTCATCGTGTGTAGATTTTACATCAATATTTAAATAAATATCATTGATAAACAAGCGTATATCTATTCCTAGATCATCTTCTGTTTGCCAATCCATAGAAACTACATGGCCTGCTTGTAAAAGATCAAGATAAACGATGATTTGCGCATATAAACCAGTTGAAATGTTTTTAATTACTGTTTGTGCTGATCTTTTTGAAACATTTGCAAATCTTTCGTAATATTTTGTAGCATATGTTTTACAAATATCTTTTAATTGTTTTTTAGAATAATGTGGTAATGACATAATGAATACATCACTAACTAATTGTTTCTTATTTATTGAATAAGAGTTTGGTAATTTGTCATTCCAGAAATATGTAGAATATCCATTTTTTCCTTTAATACCATTATGTACAAAATCATGTGCAGAAATTAAAGATAAAAATATAATTTCACCTGAATATTTATCTAAAAAATACAATGGACAATAGATCATATCAATAATTTCATGATCTTCAAACGTTGCTAACATTACTTCTGGAATAACACGCTTAATGTCTTTTAAATATGCTAAATTCCATGTTGTTGTTTTTTCACTTGAAAAGATAGGTAAAATTATTTTTTGTAACTTTCCATTGATTGTAACACCATATAAAATGTTACATAATCCATTTTTATATTCATTATCAAATTCAATTTTAAATGCTGATGTAATATCATTTTTAAATGAACTTAAAATACTAGTAAAGTTACTATCTTGTAATATTTTTTCTACTATTTCATTTTTTTCTAATTCTAATACCATATAAGTTTAGTTATTTTTATTTTGATAATCTAATAGATCTATTAAATCATCTTTGTATTTTTCAATTATTTCAACGTATAATTCATGTTGAAATTTATCAAAATTTATTTTAGCTTGGTTTTTATTTAATAAGTAATTTGATAATTCTAAATTTATAATCATATAAATATCTATTGGAATAAGTTCTAATAATTTTTCATCTATAACACCTTTATTAAAATATTTAAATAAAAATGTATTTACTATTTTATTATTCATTTTCTATATAGTTTAATTTTTTTACCTGTTTTTGGACATTCAAAAATTATTTCTTTATTGTCATTGTTCAATATAAAAAATACTTCGTCGTCTATATTAATGTTTTTGTATAATAACAATTCATCATCATCATCAAACTTAATAAATACATTTGTTGTTTTTTTATTTGATTGTTTTCTATTATCAAAACCTCCACCTAAATCTTCAATTAATCCCATAAATATTATATAATATTTTATTTATATTGTTTATTTTTACTATTCATGAATACATGTATTGATTTTTTAATATATACGTATATATGAAAAAAGACACATTAGATATTTTTATAGAAAAAGCAAATAAAATTCATTCTAATAAATATAATTATTCTAAAACTGAATATTTGAATTCTAGAACTAAAATAACAATAACATGTCCAATTCATGGAGATTTTTATCAATTACCATCTTCACATTTAAGAAATAGAGGATGTAATTTATGCGGTATTAATAAATGTCAAACACATATGTTAAAATCTCAAAACGATTTTATTTTACAGGCAAATAAAATTCATAATAACAAATATAATTATTCAAAAGTTATATATACTGGAACAAAAAATAAAATATGTATTATATGTCCACAACATGGTGAATTTAATCAAACGCCGTTTAATCATTTACAGGGTAATGAATGTTATGAATGTTCTCATTATTCTAAAGGTGAATTTAGAATAAAAAAATATTTGCAAGATAATAATATTAATTTTATAAAAGAAAAAACTTTTAATGATTGCTTAAGTGAAAATAATAATAGATTACGATTTGATTTTTATATTCCAAATTTAAATATAATCATTGAATATGATGGTATTCAACATTTTATTCCAGTAAAAAGATTTGGTGGAATAAAAGGTTTAGAACAAAATCAATTAAGAGATAAAATAAAAAATGAATATTGTAAACTTAATAATATTAAATTATTAAGAATTTGTTATAAAGATAGAAAAAATATCGAATTAATTTTAAAACAAGAATTAATCAATATATATTACACTTTCTAAAAACCATTTAGGAAAATAACGAACATTCCATTTTAATAAATCTCCAAAACATGAATCTAAAACATATGTTTGTGCGTAATCATCATTTGAACGAACAGAACGACCGTATGATTGTATTACATCTCTTACTGTAGCCAATCCATAAAATTCTTTCATAGTGTCCATTCTTCTTTTTATTTTTTTAGATCCCAAATTTGGATATGGCATTTTTAATAAAACCTGAAATCGACTATAATCTGAGTGTAAATCAACACCAGTCATCATTGATGGAGATACTAATACCGTAGCATCATCTGAATTATAATGTAATTGTAAAATATCAGATCTATTACTTGAATCATGTGTTAAAATTCTATTCTCATTGAATTCTTTTCCAACCCATCCTTGAATTTCATAATTTGCTGTGTGAATAATTCCTTTATCTTTTTTATGTTTTTTGATTATTTTTCTTAATACTTCTTTTTGTTTATTCCAAACTATTTCTTTTGTTTTAAATGTTTGTTTACCAGTATTATAGAAATAATAAATTGGTCTATTTTCTAAAGGAAATGGTGAATCTATGCAAATATATGATGCAAGATCTTTATCTAAACCATTCATTTTACTAAATATTTCTTTATCTAATATAGTACCAGACATAAAAATAACATAATCATATTTACTCCACACATATTCTTCTAAATATGGATAAGCCCAAACTGGTTGAGCAGTCATTTCAATATATTCGTCAATTACTTTACCTTCTTTATTGTATTTTTTAACACGTTCTGCTTCTAAAATCCAATTTCCTGGTGTATTTTTATATTGTTGAGATAATGCTTCCCACTTTAAAAAATGATTATTTAAAGATTGTAATGTATTTAATGCTTCAAGAGATCCATCTTCTGCTTCTCTTGCTAATCTATTGATAACTGTTTTAACAATATTTAAAAAATCATTATTAACAATTTGAATAAAATCTTCAATTACAATATCTTCTGGATAATCACCAAATAAATTTATTGCTCTATGTATTTCTTCATCAGTAAATCCATTTCTTTTTAATAATGGTTTTGAAATTTTAGTTGTAATGAAATCACAAAATACATCATCAAAAGAATGTGCTTCATCTATTATTAATACTCTAGAAGATCTTTTCCATGCTCCTGGCATATATATCATATAAGTTAAAAATAAATGGAAATTAGTCAATGCAACATCACCATTTTCAAATTTATATTTAGCTTCACTATATGGACAATTATCACATTTAGATCCTTGTATTTTACACCATTCTCCACCTGTTGCACAATCTGTATCAAATGTATCGCAATGATAAGATCCTTTACCCCATAATGAATTCATAAAATCAAATTCATTTGTATATTGTTCTTGTAAAATCTTAGAATTAGTTAAAATATCAAACTGTGCAGTTATATCATAATTCTTTTTGAACCAATCCATAAACATAACAGAATAAATTGATTTACCAATTCCTACTGGTGCATCAATCATAATATATTTCATATTATCTAGTATAGATTGTTTAGTAAAATCTAATAATTCGATTTGTTGAGGTCTTGGAGTTTTACTTAATTTTATTTTTTTTATATCATAAATATCAATATCTTTCATATTAATTTTATCATTATAAATCAATTAAGTTTAATAATATGTTGTTTTATTAATTTGACCACATATGTATATAATATTATTAGTTTTAAATATTACAATTATTTAATACCTATAATATTTGTCTTTTTTAAACTAAATTGTGGCTGTCCTGCATATGGACCGTTTTCTGGCATTTGTAAGATAACGAATGTTTTACCTACACTTATTACGTCTGCTACAACTAAATCTTCAGTTATAGGATGATGAATCCAAACCTGATCTGATTTAGATATTTTGAAAGATTCAAAAAAATTAATAAGCTTATTTTTGTTTAAAATGTTATTCATCTATTTTTATATATTAAAAACTGTTAATATAATTGTAAAAAATATAATAAAATACATGAGAGGAATTATTTTGGGTGTAGATCTATGCGATCACAAATGTCAATTAAACGTTAAAGATCTTGTAAATATTGACGGTGATTTTTATAATATTGTTAAAATAGATCACAGATGGAATTGTAAAGAAGGAGATAAAGATAATAAAAATTGTTATTTTGTTAAATCTAAAGTTAATGACGAATTAATGAATTTTGAAAGATCTGAAATATCTAAAGCAACAATTGCAATTTTTGATTCTAAATCATGGTTTGAAAATGGTAAAAAAATTAGATTAGGTAATATATCTCAATCTGATATTAGAAACATGAAATTCAAAGCCGCTATTGAATGGGATATACCAACAGAAGAAGTTGATTTAATTAATGATGAACAATTGATTGATTTAGAATTCAACGGAGAAGTCATCGAAAAAGAAATTTACAATTACGAAAATCCGCCAACTTTAGTAAAATATTTCAAATTATCATAATATATCAAAAATTATTTGTATATTTGTATAAATAATAATATTATGAAAACAACATTTTATTTAGACGATGTAGTAGTACCAGAATCAAATATTTTGATTAGTATGAAATTGGTTAAATCTATTCATGAAGAACGTTATGATGTTAGTAATCCAAATGACAAAAAATTAATTTGTGAAATTCATCAAGAGTATTACGAAACAAAAGAATACACACAAAAACAAGCAGAAAACACACGTAAATATTTTCAACAATTACAAGATATGCGTGATGATTTGGAATTAAAATACGGCTAAAATGAAAAGAATAGTAGTAATAGGCGATATTCTAATATGTCAAAGACTGGTACCTTATTAAATCTGACAGAAGGTGGAATTGGTGGAGATACGTTTTCTAATAAAACAGAAGAAGAAAAATCAAAAATAACAGAGAAAAGACGGAATTCTATGTTAGGTAAAAATAAAGGTAAACAAATGTCTGAAGAACAAAAAGAATATTATAGACAATTATATACCGGTAAAAAAAATCCTGAACATTCATTACGTATGAAAGGTAAAAAATTAACACAACAGCATAAAGATAAATTAAAAGGTAGAAAACCTAGTAGAGAAGAAAAAGAAAAACAAATGTATTCTTTATTAAAAGATAAATCCATTTGGGATAAACAGATAATTCAAATGGATTTAGATAAAAAAGAAATTAAAATATGGAATAACTATAGAGAATTAAAATTTGATGGAAATATTGAACAACAATTTATAAGTTCTATTATAAATATATGTAAGAAAAATAAATCCGGAAAATGTTTAAATTATAGATGGAAATGGAAAGATTAAATAATTTTAAAAATAATTTCAAAATTGTGTGTTGTGGAGATATTCACGGTAGAAACAGCTGGAAAAAAATAGTTGAAGCTAATCCAGATGCTGATTTGTTTGTATTCATTGGTGATTATTTTGATTCATTTGATGTTACTCCAGTTATTCAAAAACATAACTTTAAAGAAATATTAGATTTTAAACGCGCTAATCCTACTAAAGTTATTTTGTTAATTGGTAATCATGATTTTCATTACTTAAGAGGTTCTGTAAATCAATATACTGGTTATCAAGGTGTACAACGTTGGGATTTTCAAGAATTATTGGATCAAGCAACAAATGAAAATCTAATTCAAATGTGTTTTAAATATGATAAATATTTATTTACTCATGCTGGTGTTACTAAAACATGGGCAAAGAATTACGAAATTGATCTAAACGATGTTGAAAATGAATTAAATTATTTGTTTGAAAGATATAAACAATCTTTTGATTTTCAAATGGGTCCTAATTGTTCCATATATGGAGAAGATGTAACACAATCACCAATCTGGGTAAGACCAGTTTCATTAAAACAAGATCGTCTTGATGGTTATATTCACGTTGTTGGACATACAAATTCAAGTTATATAGATTTTGATTTTACAAACAAAGTTATTGTTTGTGATACATTAAATGCGAATAAATATTTAATAATTGATATATCTGAACATAAATCAGATTATCATGAAAAATTAATAAATTAAAAATGAATTTAAAACAATTTAAAAATATCGGTTCAGTAGTAGAAATCTATAACATGGTTCCTATTACTGAACTATATGAATATAATAATAAATATTATATTTTAGAATGGTATGATATTATTGATAATATAGATCAGTATTTCATTTATGAAACAACGTTAGATCAATTGCTTTTATATTTATCAGGAACAATTAATCATTTAACTATGATTAAAAACAATTTGGATTTTTTCTTAGTAGATGATAATAATGATTTAATTGATGCAAAACTTGAACAAGTTGATCCAAAGTCATTACCTTTACCAGAATCGTTTTTTCATCCTACTTTTCTAAATAGTGAAAAATTAGAAAAATTATTACAATATTTATATAAAAATATTTAAACTTATTTTTATTTTCATATTATAATACATACAATTGTAAAAATTAAAATTTAAAAAGATGTTCACAAGCAAAAAAACACAATTATTTGAAACACCAGTTAAAGCAACTAAGGGTTCAAACACGACATCTGCAACTAGCACATTTGTTAGTGCGGCAATGAAAAAAGGAGCTGAAACTCATTCACAGAATGGCGCGCTCAAATATTCTACAACAGGAAATGATTTTGTAGATCAATTCGGAAAATTAGGAACGTATAAAGCACCACGTGCATTTAATACTATCGCTAAGGATCAAGAATTAATTTGGTCACAAAACAAATTATTAACTGTTGCATTTACATTGTATATTCGTATGATTACACGTGTAACTGATGTATTCGGTAGAAAAACTTCAGTATCTCAAAAAGGTGCAGAGTTACGTCACGAAGGTATTATGCGTATGATTTGGTTACATTTAAACGCACCAAAAACGTTTTGGAATAACGTACCATTAATGATCTCAGTAGGATCATGGAAAGACGTATTTACTATGTTACAATATGATTTAGTATATAACGGTTGGAATGATCGTAAACTAGATTGGACTAAATTTGGTAATTTAATTATGACTGGATTAAGTGACGATACTCAAAATAACTTAATTAAAAAATATTTACCACAAATTAAAGCAAATTCTGTGTGTAAAACTGTTGAAGCTCAAGCTGATAACATGATTGCAAAATGGATTTGTTCATTATTATACGGTTCAAAAACTGGATCTGAATCATCTACATACAAAATGTATCGTAAATTGAAAACATCTGGTAGTGCACACGAATGGCAAAAATTAATTTCTCAAGGAAAACACTCTTTGATTGATTTTAACACTATTCACGGTCGTGCATTAAATAAATTAGTTCGTTCTAAATATTTGTCAAACCAAGGTTTAACAGAAAAATATGAAAATTGGATTACTAAATCAGATGTTGAAGCTAAATTCACAGGATTTGTTCACGAGTTATTCGAAAGAATGCCAAGTTCAAAATCATCTTTGGGTGTAGCTAAAGAAGAAACTATTAACAAACAATTCGCTACTCTTGTTAAAAAAGGTGGTGATGTTAATAAAGAAACGTCATTGATTGTTGTACGAGATACATCTGGATCAATGGGTTCTGGTGCAGCAGGTACAAATATGACATGCTTTGATATTGGTAAAGCTTTAGCGTTGTATTTCTCTGAGTTCTTAACAGGACAATTTGCAAATGCATGGATTGAGTTTAACTCAAGTGCCAAAATGCATACATGGAAAGGTGAAACACCAGTTGATAAATGGTATAATGATAAATCAGGTTATGTTGGAAGCACAAACTTCCAATCAGTTGTTAACTTGTTTGTTACACTTAAATCACAAGGTATTGCTGAATCAGAATTCCCAACAGGAATTTTATGTATCTCAGATAGTGAATTTAACCCATCACAATTAGGTAAAACTAATGTAGAAGCGGCTAAATCAACATTATTAAGAGGTGGATTCAGTAAAGCATATGTTGATAACTTTGTTATCGTATTATGGAACTTGCAACATGGTTATGGTGGTGGAGGACGTAAGTTCGAAACACATGGTGATGTTCAAAATGTATTCTACTTCAGCGGATATTCTGCAGCAACAGTATCATTCTTAACAGAAGATATTAAAACTGCATCAGAATTGTTTGACGCTGCAATGAATCAAGAAGTTTTATCATTGGTAAAACTTTAAAAATAAATATAACTAGTGAGAAATTGCTAGTTATATTTCGATAAAAACAATTGTCATGTTTTTTGTTTACGCATAAAAAAAAGAGTAATTAATATTAGTTACTCTTTTTCTAAAAATATTTTAAACATATTTTTGTTTTACATATATAAGTTATATAATTGTAAAACAAATAAAAAACGTTCTTTAACTTATTAAATAAAATTGTATTGTTCATCTGAGAAATGAAATAGTGAGCAAATTGAGATATACGAGCTGTCGCTATCTCGCAATACAGTGTAGTCTTCTCAACTACACAACAAGATTTCTTACAGCAAATGTAAACGAAATAGCCTCTTACGCTCGTGGTCGTGGGTTCGAACCCCACTCTCCCAACTAATATAGAAATATATCGGGAGATAGCTCAGTTGGTAGAGCACGTATTCAAAAACAGAAATCTGACAAGATGTGTTACAGCAAATTTAAAACTTAAACTATAATTTGATATAATAATAAGAAAAAACACACATCTGAAAAAGTTACCTACAGCAAATTTAATCAAACATCAAATTTTTAGCTTGACAACGTTTAGAACGGTAACTTGATAAGAACACTTACAGCAAAATTAAAAACTATTTTTACTTGATCTAAAAACGGGGCTGTTCGATTCAGCCGGTGCGCAAACACTCTTGGTGCGGATAAACTATACTGTGTTCTGATAAGAATTCTTACAGCAAATTAAATTTTTTTGCGGATAAAAAGAAAAATGAATTCTGAAAAAAGCCTATCAATATTGATAGGCTTTTTTAATTTATAATAATTATGAAAATATACAAATATCCAGAATATTCTTCATGTAGATGGAAGAAAAAATATAAAACAATTAATCAAGCAAATGATGCTGGTAAATTACAATTATTTAATAATAAATTTGCTATTGAATTATATATTTATGAATGTGAATATTGTATGCAATATCATTTAACTCAACAAAAAACAGAACATAAAATATTTTAAACAATATCCTTTGATTCTATTACTGTATAAGTAAATCTATTACCATGAATATCTTTTGCTTTATATAATATAGACATGAATTCATTAAAATCCTTTACTCTTTTAAATACTGTACATCCTTCTGACCAATTTTCAACAAATGTTGATTCTGTTTTAGGATTAGATCTATGAATATTTATACCAAAAACACCTTCATTAATAGTTGAAGGATCCATATCGAATTTCATGTTTTTATTTTTATCACGATATACTTTTACAGCTTTATCTTGACATAATGCATCATATTTACCTTGGTGTTTACGAATTATGTGTGATCCTCTATATTGTCCAGGTACAATTATTGCAACACCTCTAGAATTAGAAAATTCTAAAACAGCTTTTTTACCAGGATCAGTTGTACAAGCCCAAGAATGAAACATCCATTCACCTTTTTCATTTTTATAAGAAATTGTAATTAAATCGTCAAATACATTTGTTACTGTAGATCCAGGTACAGAATTTCTTACTGAAACTATATTTACATCATATGATTTATTTGCTGTATCTTCAAACCATACGTATTTTTTTGATAAGATTGCGTCTTTTATTTGTTTTAATGTTAACATAATATTTTTATTGTTTTTTATTTAATGATAAAATCAACTACTCCGTTAATTCTTCTAATAGATGATAATAATAACTGATAATCAAAACCTTCATTTTTATTATTTAAATATGGATATTTATCTATTTTAATTTTTAATTTTGTTCTATATCTATTTTTCTGTTGTTGTTCTGGTTCCATAACCTCATCAGTTGTTAATATAGTAACACCAGCTAAAGATCTAATTTTTGAATAAATTTCTTCTTGACCAGCAATATTTTTATTTATAACTAAAATACCTTGAATTTCTAGTATATTAGATAATTCTTCTAAATAAATTTTATATTCATTAATAGTTGTTATCATATAAACTATATATTATTTTTTTTATATAATAGAAGTAAAAATATAATAAGAATTATGAAAACAATTGGAGAACATAGAGTTAGAATGGATTTTAATGTATCTGGAGATAGTCAAATAGACAATTTCAAAAAAATATCAGCTGAGTTAATTAATAAATTAGAAGATATGCGTAATATACCAGGAACTGCTGATGATAGTGAATTAGTGAACAAAGAGTATAATAGATTAATTTCTTTAGCGCAAACTGCATACGAAGAAGCATGTATGTGGGCAGTAAAAGCTATTACTATTTAAAAATTAAAACCGATATGCATTACGTATCGGTTTTTTTATTATATTTGTAAAAATATTAATATGTATAGAATTAAACAAATATCTACAAACAGATATTTAACTCATCCAGAAATAGTTAAAGCATATTTTACATGGCAAAATAATATTCCAAGTATTTCAACATCAAAAAGTGGAAAAGTTTGGAAAATTCGTCATGCTGCAATTGAAGCTTTTAAAATTACAATCAAAACAGCAACAAAATGCGGATTAGATCCAGCTGATTTTTTATTGGAAAAATACGAAATGATTGTAACTGAAAGTATTAATCATAATAATATTTAATATGAAAAAAAATATTTGAATTCTTTAAAATAATCATCATATTTGCACTATGAACTATCAATACCAAATATTTGGCTCAAGAGATTCACAAGATGTGGATATAATGTTATTTGTTGATGAATTAAAAAGCATTGATGAAAACCATACTTTAGTTAAAGAAGCAAATGCATATTTTGAAAATTTTTATCCAGAATTTAAAGGAAAAGAATTAAATTGTAATTTAGCTGTTGTTAAAGATGGAATGATTGTAGATGTGTTTAAAGGTACATATGATGAATGTAACAACTCTTTGTATTGTACATATAATAATCATCGTCAAATATATCCTAACGCAATACGCGACTTATATGAACGCGGTAGAGATACTGAATTCTATTATATAAAAATGAAAAGAGTTGCAAGATTTATTTTGTCTTTCTTTTCAAGAGAACCTGAATTACGTGAGTTTATTAAACCAGCTTTAAAAGGTGATTTAAACCAGAGACTTGAAGCTTTAAAACATATTGATTTTACTAAACATACTTCATTTCCTAAAAAGAAAGAGAAGCATGAAGATATTTATAAAGTTGTAGCTTTTCAATTTGCACAAATACTTGGTTTATCTGAAGATAAAGAAGTTTATACAAAAGATGGCGCAATTCTTTACAATCAAGCGTTATACGCATATATCAAAAGACTTGAATTAGATCATGAGCATTTAATGTTTTTGAATCAATTATTGCATCAATATATTGTATTAGCAGAAGAAGAAATTGAAAGTGGTAGATTAACTAATTTAATTGAATAATAAATGGAAATAGATTGGAATTATAAAGAAGAAGATTGGGTATTTGAAAGATCTTCTGGTTATTCTGGAGAAAGAAACATCTTTACACACGAATGGTTATCATCTGATGAATTATATCAAAAAAAATTAATTCTTCAAGAATATCAACGATTTAAAAAATTATGCAATTTCTTTGGTCAAGAAAATCACATAGAAGAATATTATATGAATTTATTTGAGTCATTTAAACGTAACGGATTTCAAATTTTTAAATCTGATAAATAATTAATATAATTGTAATATAAGAAGATTATTATTTTTAGCATTATTTGTGTACATACTTGTACAAATATTGAGTTCATGTAGTGATGAAACTGGACCTAATCCAAAATTTCATTACATCGATATGAATTGTGTAATTACAGAAAAATTACCAATTGTTCCTATTGGTAAAAGAGGATCAAAAGCATTTTTGATTAGATCTGTAAAAGATACTACATTGTATACAGAATACACGTCAATCGATAGTTATTATATGGAAGATTCTTTCTATTATAATCATGAAGTAGGCGATACATTACATTTTGATTATATTGCAAAATACGGATTTTTTAAAAAATAAATTATGAGTATAGATTGGAAAGATAGCGTTGGTGAAGCAGAAGAACGTAGAGGTACTGATGCTATTCAAAAAGCGGCAGCTGAAAAAGCTAAAAAAGAAAAAGAAGAAGCAGAAGATAAAATGTGGAGTGATGTAGCAGAATCAATATATGTTGGTGATAGCGAAGCTGATAAAGACATTGATTGGGTTTTAAGTATGTTGCGTGAACAATATATTATTACTAAAAAATAATTATGGGACTTATAATAAAACTCAAATTAACATCAAAAAATCCAAATTATCCAGCAACAGAATCATTTAGTACTGTTACCGAAGAAGTAAGTTTATCATATAATGTTGATTTTAAAATTAAGGAAATAATTAAAATAACTTTAGATGTTGAAAATACTGTTGTTAATTTTAAAGTTCTTGATATAAAAAAATCAATGAATCTTTTAACAAATAGTACAGTAATTGAATATAGTTTATCGTCTATTGGTGTAAAACAATAAAAAATAACATATAATATTTAAAAAAATAAACCAATATGTATTTCGTATTGGTTTTTTTTATATATTTGTTTAAAATTAAATATTATGTCTAAAAAACTTGTAATTATATCAAATCCAAATGCAACAGATGAAACATGTAATTTATTGTATTCTTTATTGTATGATTCTTTTTGTATAAAAGGAATTGATGGTAGTTCAATGTATCAAAATGATGGTAAATGTAATGGTGCAAGTTTCTGGGGTTTAGATAAAGCAAGAGGTAATTCATTTTTAGCATGTGATATAGTTGTTGTTGAAAATCGTTTAATTAAAGATGGTGAATCATTTATTGCACCGAATGGTATTAAATGTGTTTATAATGAAAAATATCCAGATGATAATAATATCGAAGATGTAATTATTGGATTACATGAACGAATTCAAAAAAATTATTAGAAGCTATTTTTAGAGGTGATCTTAAAGATGGTTCTTCAGTTGATAAATATTTTGAAATTCCAAAATTTGAAACAACTGAGCAAAAAACAAAAGAAGTTCTTGAGAATATTGTAAAATATTG